AGCCTGCACGGTGGCGTAAAACCGTTTCGCTCAATGTCACAGTTGGTACCCAGAAGTTTCCAGTCTTCTTGCGAAAGTACGAGTACCTGAGGGAGTACTGGCCAAACGCCACCGACACCGAAGTACCTAAGTTTTATTGCGATTACGACTACGACCATTGGCTGGTTGCGCCTACCCCGGCAGATGACTACGCCTACGAGGTTCTTTATTACGAGCGGGTCCAGCCTCTGGATTCGTCCAATCAAACGAACTGGTTCACGCAAAACGCCCCTCAGGCGTTGCTTTACGGAACCCTGCTGCAGGCGATGCCCTTCTTGAAGAACGATGAGCGCATCCCGATGTGGCAGGCCCAATACACTCAGGTTGTCCAAACCCTGAAGATCGAAGACATCTCTCGGGTGGGTGACCGTCAAACCGTTGTGAGGGATTCATGACTTTTACTTCACCATTTACGGGTAACGTCATCCAGCCAACGGATGTCTCTTACCGTGCGATCACCCTAAGCGCTAATACGCAGTTGGAGTGGCCAATCAATGGCAACGCCACCGACAACTACTCCGCGAGGATCATGCAGGTCACGGCCACCACCACGGGGCTACAACTGCGGATGCCGCCTGCCAACCAGACTTCCGTAGGTAACGACGCCCTAATCCGTAACGTCGGGGCAAATGCCTTTACGGTCACGGACTACTTGGGTGGCAACACGATCATCTCGGTGGGCGCAGGCGAGACGAAGTACATTTACATTACGGCTAATCCTGATGAGGAGGGGACCTGGGGAAACATTTCCTTTGGCGTTGGATCCTCTTCAGCAGATGCCGCAACTCTTGCTGGGTTTGGTCTTCTAGCAACGTCTACGACCCTTAATCAGTCACATCCTATTACGACCTTTTCATCAAACTTAACGGCCACCGCGGCGTTTCGAGCGCAGGCTTATGTCTGGACGGGTGGCGCTGGAACTCTTACGTTAACGGCATCGAGCACGCTTGGAAACAACTGGTTCGTTTTACTTCGTAACGCAGGAACCGGCAATCTAACAGTTGCTCCATCGGGTGGTGATCTAATCAACGGTTCGGCAACAATTGACCTTGCGCCTACGGACTCGTGTTTTGTTTGTTGTTCAGGAACTGCCTTCTTTACGGTTGGTTTAGGAAAATCAACTCAATTCAACTTCACCCAGTTAACCAAAGCGGTTACGACGGGAAGCGTTACGTTGACGGCAACAGAAGCCTCTAACGTCATTCAGAAGTACACAGGTACGCTTTCTGGCAATGTGACGGTCACGATTCCTCAAGTTATTCAGATTTACTACATTACAAACCAGACGGACGGCACAGGTGCGGGATACGACATTTCGTTTACAACTGGAGTCGGTGGGGCAACAAACGCCACGGTGCCTGCGGGTCAACAAGTCATACTGCTTTGCGATTCGGTAAACGTTTTCAACGCCTCTACGGTAGCTGCCGGAGCTTCAACTTTGGCGCTTTCTAACGGAACGGTAGGCACCCCTTCATTAAGTTTTGCGGCTGAGGGTAATACTGGTATTTACCGTCCCGCGTCAAGTGAATTTGGAATCACAATTGCCGGTACTCAGCGCGTGAATGTCACGGCAACTGGTATTGACGTAACGGGTACGGGTATTTTCTCAGGTGGTATCTCAGGCGGCACCTTTACATGACGAGTAAAGTCTTTGCTCTGGATACAAAGCCGGGTATCCAACGGGACGGCACCCTATTTGATAAAGACTTCTATACAGACGGTCGGTGGGTGCGATTTCAGCGTGGCCGTCCCCGTAAGATGGCTGGTTTTCGGGTGATCTCAGACCAGATGAAGGGACCCTCTCGAGGGATGTGGGTCTACCCTCAGGACGCTTTTAACGGAATTTTCAGCGGCTACAGCGATGGCCTGCAAGAGCTTTTCATTGACGACAACGGAATTGGTTCAGGAATTACGGATTTCACGCTCTCTGACTTTACTGCGAACCCTAACAATCTTTGGCAGTTCGATGGCTTTTATAACGTCACGGGCGGTGTTCAAGACCTGTTGGCGCACCCTGGACAAAACCTTGCCGCCATTGACAGTACGGTTGATACACCGGTTTTAGTAGGTGACATTAATGGATCAACCATGTCACAGATCGGTGTCTTCACGGACTCCGTGACAACGGCAAGCGGCTCTCCAATTGTCACAATTGCGGCTCTTAACATCAGAATTGGTGCAGGACAGTCGGTATCAGGTGCGGGTATACCCTCAGGAACCACGGTTTCATCGGTGTCTGGCTTAAACGTCACACTTTCAGCCAACTGCACGGCTAGCGCAACCGTCACCGCAACCTTTGATAACAACGTTGAAGTGTCTGGTGGCGTCGTTTCGTTGCACCCCTATATTTTTGTTTACGGCAATGACGGTCTTATCAGGAACTGTTCGGCTGGAGACCCTTCGGATTGGGTCTCAGCAGACGCTAACGAGGTCAATGTGGCGACCGGCAAGATCGTTAAGGGCTTACCTGTACGAGGCGGTTCAAACTCCCCCTCAGGGCTTTTCTGGAGCCTTGACAGTCTTATCCGTGTGTCTTACTCACCTCAGACCTTAGGAGTCTCAGGAACGGCCAACTTTGGCGTTACGAACTTCTGGCGCTACGACATCATCTCGTCGCAGACCTCGATCCTCTCGTCGCAGTGCGTCATTGAGTACGACGGGATTTTCTATTGGATTGGCGTTGACCGGTTCCTGCTTTATAACGGCGTGGTTAAAGAGATCCCAAATCCGATGAACCAGAACTATTTCTTTGACAACTTGAACTACACCCAGCGGCAGAAGGTCTGGGCGACCAAGGTGCCAAGGTTCGGTGAGGTCTGGTGGTTCTACCCTCGAGGCGACTCGGAAGAGTGCAACGACGCGATCATCTATAACGTCAGGGAAAACACTTGGTATGACGCAGGAACGGCTCTAGGCACCCGCAGAAGCGCCGGGTACTTCTCCCAGGTGTTTGCCTTTCCGGTAGCGGCTGGATGGGACGCACAGGCTGCGGAGACGGTTACAACAGAGACCGCTACGGTAACCAGTGGAAGCCCTTTCTTTTATCTGGCGGCCTACAACATCAACGTGGCTCTGTCTCAGGTTTTAAGTGGCACAAATATTCCTGCAGGCACGACCGTTGAGTCGATTACCTCGAGCAATATAAACGCCCTGACAAACCTTGTCGGTGGGTCGTTGTATTCCAATGGGTCTTACACGGACGTTCCGTTAACGGGAGGGTCCGGTTTTGGTGCCACCGCAGATGTTACCGTTTCGGGTGGCGCGGTGACGGTCGTTACGATTGTTTTGAGAGGAGCCGGTTATGTCGCTGGGGATAGTCTGTCTGCTACTGACGCTAATCTGGGTGGTGGCGGTGGGTCGGGGTTTTCAATAGACGTTGATACGATCTTTCCGATGGGCATTGAGATGTCAGCCAACGCCACAGGAACCGGTTCGGTAACGATTACTTTCTCAACGCAAGACGACATTATTAAGGTCTACCAGCACGAGATCGGTGTGGACGAGATTGATGGCCAGAACACTTTTGCCATTGAGTCCTTTGTAGAAACCAACGATCTGAGTTGGGTGGCAGGTGGACCCTCTCAGCAGTCTCCGGTGGGTGAGAATCGTTGGTTGCGATTGGAGCGGGTGGAGCCTGATTTTATTTTGAGTGGCGACATGAATCTTTACGTTACTGGCCGACCTTACGCTCAGTCCGAAGATAAGACTTCTGAACCGTATGTCTTTGATCAGACCACCAACAAGATCGACATGAAAGAGCAGCGCCGAGAGATGCGCCTGCGATTTGAATCGGATGAAGCAGGTGGGAACTACCAGATGGGCAAGGTCATTCTGAATGCAACCTTCGGTGATGTAAGAGGCTACTAATGTCTCAGCCGCTTCTCTACGATCCTCGGTACCACACCTTCGAGTCGTGGGCCTGCCTGTTATGCGAGCAGTACGCCGCCAATCAGGTAGAGATACCGAATCAATACACCGACTGGAAGATGTGGGGCAACGGACTAAAGGCTATTGACATCTTCGTAAACGAGGCGATCCCTGATACCGACAATTATGAGAATTGGTATGACTGGGCAGAGGCCTTGTTAGCCGCAATTAACCCGAGGGTTGCGTAATGGCGCTTAAATTTGACTTCTCAGGTTCCAACTTCTCAAATCTTGACTTTTCGGGCCTCAACTTCTCGGGGTTCAACCCATCTACTTTCGGCCTTGCGCCCATTGACCTTTCTAAGGTTACTGCGCCCTTATCGGATGCGGAGCTTTTTGCATCAGCTTCTCGTGCGGCAAGTTTACCAGTAGTTTCAGGAGCATTAAGCTCTGTAAGCACAACACCCACATTTAATCCAGCCGACTACGGTCCACCCTCTCCAGTTGTGTCTGCACCAACAGTAGACGAAAACAAAGTCATTCAAGATTATGTCAACGCAACAATGGCCTCTAACCCTAACGACTGGGTCAATATAGTCGCGCAACGAATGGATGAAGTGGGCGTATCTCCATCAAGACTTCAACAAGCATTCCCCGATTTAAGCGTTGAGCAAATTCAACAATCCTACGAAGAAGCAAGACCAACTGGAAAGTACTCAACACCCGCAGAAACAATCACGATCAACAAAGACTTTACGCCTGCACCGCTTAGTAACGTTGAGACGCTCAACATCAATCCGTATTTATATACAGTCAAACCAACGACGACATTTGATCCGGGTGAGTTCGTTGGTCCGGTAGCACCAGGCTCACCAAAGCCTTCTCCAACAACTGCAACAGACCTGACCCTTACGCCATCTTTTTTAAGTCAAGTGCAAGCTGAAGAGGATGTAAGGCAAGCCTTTCAGCGGGTCTTAGGACGGCAACCCTTTGCGGGTTCAGGCTCAGGATTGGAGTTTTGGACCAATGAACTTGTAAAGGGCAACGTCACACTTGCTGATCTTGATCAAGCCATTGCTTTTGGCGCTCAGGGTGGCGACAGACTTGCCGCTAACAAGTTTCTTGGCACCAACTACTTTAAGGTTGCTGATCCAACGACAGTGCCTTACGCCTCTCTTTTACAACCTACGACAACAGTTACCGATCAGCCAAGCGTTGTCCAGACGTATAACCAAAAAGCGCAGGAGCGCGTAGAGCAAGACAAGCCTCTTTTCAATACATGGGAAGACCTTCCTAATATTGACGAGACAGAGATACAGATGGCCAAGGACGCTGGCTATCAGTCACCGGGCGCGTATTTTTTAGCAAAGGTTGAAAGTACTGATCCATCGCTTTCTTCATGGCGCGAATCAACAAGGCAAGAAATTTTAGGCTCTAAAGATCTTAAAGATCAGTACGAAGATCTTTATAAACCACCTATTGACAGAGACGCAGAAGAAACAATTTATCAAGAATTAAAAAGGCAGTATGAGGTTGCTAACGAAAATGGATTTGGGTACAGATACGAAGGCGATCTTGAGGCGATTTGGCGCAGAGAGGCAGGAATACTTGCTGCAAGCGGTGTTAAAAGCATTTATGACATAGGCACTCGATCAGTTGACAGATCTTCAGTCATAGAGGTAGGAAGTTCTAGACCTAATTATCAATGGATGACAGAACCGTCATCAACTATACAAAATGTTTATAAACGTGGTGATGATTATTATTACGAGTCAGGGGATCATGAAGGCGCTCCTGATAGATTTAAAATCGACCCAGCTCGGATTCTTGATGTCCAACAAGATGTAAGAAAAAGTTATGACGGTGAAAGCGGTAACGAATCTGTTTATTACTCTGGAATCAAAATCCGAGTTAAAGATGACCCTCGCACTGAGTTAGTCAACAAAAATACTAATGACCCTGTTTATGATATAGAGCTGCATAATGAGTGGCGCGATGACCCCTCAGCATACAATCTTATGGGTCGCTCGGGATCTGACATAGTCACTATTGATTCTAACCGTGGCTTTGACAGGATTCACACAAACTACGGCGTAAGGGGTGCGGCAGACTTATCTTTTCAGATGATTCCTGATGGGCAAGGCGGTGAGATTCCGTTTATCTTGCCAATTTACAGGAGTACAAAAACTGACCTTACTCCGCTTGTGTTTCTTGCAAGTGCGTTTCTTGGCCCTTACGCCGGAACAATTGGCAAGTCATTGGGTTTTACCGGGGCTACTGCGTCGGCAGTTGGTGCAGGGGTAATCTCTAGCGGCACGCAACTTGTTGTTAACGGCAAGATTGATCCGGGCAGTCTTTTTTTGTCTGTGGGAGGAGCGTATTTGGGGGCAACCGGAAACTTGACTGGATCAGATATTGCCGTTGATGCCGCTCAGCTTGCAGAGCAAGGATTAAGTTCGGCGCAAATCGCTGAGACCCTTACGTTTACTGGTGTAAACCCCGTCACGGCCAACCTTGCAGGCACCTTTGCATCTGCTGGTATATCAGTAGAGATCGCTCCGATGATTATTGCTGGCACCCAGAACATGGGCCTCACCGCACTAGCGATGGGCGAACTAGACGCTGATGCCCTGACTCAATCGTTTTTAGCCGGTGCATCTGGTGAGGCATCTAACCTTGCGGTGGACAAGATTATTGGTGACGAAAATCTTCAGGCCATCGCGGATGCTACCGGATTGTCAAAGGACCAAGCCGGATCCATTGCCACATCGGCGCTTACCAATGGGATGAACGCGGAAATTCTTGGCACCGACAAAAGTTTTTTAGACGCCGTTACAGAGACGCTTGTTGTAAGTGGTGTAAGCACCGCAACCGCCAATAAAGTAGCGACGGCTCTTGATGACACGACATCAAGCAAGGGCAGGGCGGCCATCGTAGGTGCCACCAAAAATATTATGGATGTCGCAGGAACGGCGGCATGGAATGACATGGATGTCGGAGATGCTTTAGAGACTATGGCACCCACCATCATCGGGAGTGCATTATCGACTTACGTTAGAACTCCAGAAACCGCTAAGACAGATGACAAGGCAAAGGTTGCAGAGGCAGAGGGTGTGGAAGTTGCTGGCCCTGCAGATCAAGAAGCTCTTGCGGCAACTCGCAATCAACCACTTGTTGGCGAAACTGCATCAACGCCTGTCACCGATGATAGCGGCACAACCCGTCGAACAGTCTCTGGCGAGAACAACGAAGGTCAGCCCTACAGTTACACCATCGTTACAGATTCTGACGGCAATGTCTCGTACAGTTACCAAACAACGACCGGAGACATGGTCACGAGCGCTACCCGACCAAATCTTAAATCGACCCGAGAAGAGGGTGGCGTCGAAGTTACACCGGTGACGATCAGCAATATTGAAGAAAAGGCTTTAGAACCTACGGTCAGTAAAGATAAGGCACTTGAAGAGATCGGCAAGGAGACGACCTTCTCAGGGGCATTTGATAAAGCCAGAGACCTGCTTGGACCTGGCGAGACATTTGACTGGAAGGGTAAGTCTTACAGTACGGCCACCGCAGAAGAACGCCCTGACCTCGTAACGGTTAAGCCTGGCGACAACACACAAACCGATACCGGTGCGGCGTTCCACATGAACGTGGGCAGAAAATACACCGACGCGGAAATGAACATCTTAAATGCGTCGTTGAATGACCTTGTTAACAACGTCAATCAAGTCAACGCGCCAACAAGTGAGATGGATTTCGTTACGGCTGCCGCAACGGGTCAAGAGGTCCCCGTTGTTGGAGACAAGATTAGTTCGGACATTATCCGACCTTTTGTTGCAACGCTCGGTGCCGCAACACGAGGTGCCGCTGAGGTTGTGGACTACACTCGAGGCACGCTCGAGGGCATGGAGGTTATTGATCGAAATAGCCCGTTATGGAAGGGAATGACGGACATGGCTGACGCCATGCAAGAGACGGCAGACTTCCAGATCGGTGATTACCTTAAAAGCAAAGAGCAGAATTTAATCAAGACCGTCAGCGACGCTGATTTAGCAGACAAACCAGCCGCGTTGGTTAGAGCCATTTACGAAAATCCGACTGCGCTACTTACGATGGGCATTTCCGAAATGGTAAATGAGGCACCGTCGATAGCGGCAATGGCTTTGCTTGCTGGTCCAACTGCAGTTTATAAGGTGCTATCACTTGGGGCAGGAGGTCTCACCAACTTTGTTGAGACCTTTGGTCAGTCATATAACGAAACTCGTGATTTAGGGGTTAAATCCGGCATGACCGAGGATGATGCTCATACGGCGGCTCAAAAGAGCGGTGTGGCGTCGGGCATTCTCAGTGCCACATTAGGAACGTTGGCAGAGGTTCCGCTTGTTCGTAAAGCATTTGGACCGGGTGGAATCTCAACATCAATTAAACGAGAAATGGCCACGGAACCGTTTGAGGAGGGTGGTCAGCAAGCCGTCATTGAGTACCTAGCAACAGGCAAGGTCGATATCAACAACGTCGCCACCGCCGCAGTCATTGCGCCTGCAGTCGCTGGAACGACTACGGGCATGATCGGGACGGCGCTCAGCATTGATAGCACAGGTGAAGCCTCGAACGCCGTTATCTCAGCGAATGATCCAGAAAATAGCTCTGCGATAAGCCAAGAGGTCAGCAACATCCTAGGGTCCTCTACGAACATTCAAGATGCCACCCAGTCGATCACAAACACCCTGACTGATATG